TTATCGAATGAGCGCACAGCTTCTCGCTAAGGTGCGAGGATTGATAGCACACGCGCTAAGCCCTAACTCAATGGTCGGATAATGCCACCAGTTGCCATTACTACACTCAGAACCACTTTAGCGACTGCCCTAGTCAATAACGCTAAGTGGCAAACCTTTGCATTCCCGCCAGCTACAGTTCTGGCTAACTCAGTTATCGTGTCACCCGATGATCCATACTTGACACCTAACAATAACTCTCAGATTTCTATTAGCCCTTTTGCTAATTTCAAGATTGTCATGACAGTGCCACTTTTTGATAATGAGGGCAACCTTAACGGTATTGAGGACACAGTAGTTAGCGTGTTCGGATTACTTGCTGCATCTTCTTTCACCTATAATGTAAGCGCAATAAGCGCACCTAGCGTTCTCAATACTGCTTCGGGAGACCTTCTCAGTTGCGAGATGTCCGTATCAATTCTAACAAGTTGGAGTTAATCATGTCCGATAACGACAAAGCAAACGCAGAATGGCTCGTGCGAATCGGTCAAACTGCAACAGCACCAAAACCAGTCACTAAGAAAGATGAGGAATAATTATGGCACAGGGAATCGTAAATAAGGTTGGATTCAAAGTAGGAGCAACAGACCCTGCCTCAATCGATCTTAGCGCGTATGTAACAAGTTTCACATTGACTCGTTCTGTAGATCAGATTGAGACCACAGCGATGGGCGATACTGGCCATCGTTATGTTGCAGGATTGCAGAATAACACCATTACTGTTGATTTAATCAACGATGATGGAGCTACTGCTGTATTGCAATCATTGAACACTCTATTTGCTACTAATGCATATTTTAAGTGCGCACTAGATAAGTCATCAACAGGTTCAGCTGCTAACCCATTTTATAGTGGGCTAATCTTGGTTGATACAATTACTCCTATTGCGGGAGATGTTGCTAGTCTAGGAATGCAGAGCCTGACTTTTCAGGTTTCAGGAGCAATCACAGTAGCAACCACAGGTACATTCTAAACAACTAAACAAAGGGGCAAATCATGGCACAGCTAAAGATTACATTCGAAGATGGAAAAGTAGTGCAGGGCGAAGTAACTCCTATCATCGAATACATATTTGAACAGCATTACAAGATGGGGTTTCACAAGGCCTTCCGTGAGGAAGAACTTCAGACCCAAGTGTATTTTTTAGCTCATGAAGTTGTTAAAAGGTTAGGTGAGCCAGTAGATGCAAGGTTAGAGACTTTCATCGGCACTCTTAAAAGTGTCGAGGTGTTGGACTCCGACCCTTTGTCTTAAAGCGCGATCTTCCATTCACTTACCTTATTGCTCGATTGAGCATTAGGTTGGGGCTCGCGCCACAGCAGTTATTAGAGTTAGACCCAACAATGCTTCAGGCATTGATGCAAGGCCTAAGAGATGAAGCAAAGGAGATGAACGATGCCAACAGAAGTAGTAGGCGCGGTCGCTCTTAAGAAAGCCTTAAACAAATATGCTCCAGACCTTGCTAAAGAATTAAATAAAGAATTGGGCGCAGTTCTCAAGCCAATCGTCAATGAAGCTAGGTCATTCGTTCCGATTGCTTCTCCTATGAGTGGCTGGAGTGAAGTTACTAGCCCTCGTGGCAGGTTTCCAAAATATAACGCTATGGAAATCCGCAAAGGTATTATCTATAAAACATCACCTTCTAAACCTAATCGCGCTGGATTTGTTAATAATATCCGTATTCAGAATAAGTCTATGATTGGTGCAATCTATGAGACTGCTGGTCGCAAGAATGGCCAAGGTCAAGATTGGGTTGGGCCAAAAGCAGGTGGAGCATCTAAAGGTGTATCTCGCTCAAATAATCCTTATGCTGGCAATCAATTTATTTCTAATCTAGGGCAACTCTATGGCCCAGCTCGTAAAGGTGATCATCGCATGATGGGTCGCTTAATCTTCAGAGCGTGGGCTAATACTCAGGGCAGAGCCAATGCTTCAGTCTTTAAGGCAATCGAAAACACAACAACAAAGTTCAATCGTAGAACAGCAATGGTAGATGTTAGGAGAGCAGCATGAGTAATGTAGCCATTAATATCGCCGCTGAGTTCATAGGAAAAAAGGCGTTCAAGGCAGCAGAGACATCTACCGATAAACTCTCTAGAAGTGTTAAAAGACTAGCAGGTAGTTTAGGTATTGCCTTTGGAGTTCGTGGCATTGGTCGTTCAATTAAAGCCTATGCAGAAGATGATAAAGCAGCTCAAGCATTAGGACAGACTCTTAACAACCTTGGCCTTGCTTACGGCAGTAGTGCTGCAACTGTCAATGGATACATTTCTCGTTTAGAGCAACAAACAGGTGTCCTCGATGATGAACTTCGTCCAGCTATGGATCGCTTTTTGCGAGCCACAATGTCAGTTACTAAGTCTCAAGAATTGCTTAACCTTGCATTAGATATAAGTGCAGGCACGGGTAAGAGCCTCACCCAAGTCTCACAAAGTCTCCAAAAGGGTTATCTAGGGCAGACTCAAGCTTTAGGACGCTTAGGTGTCGGACTTAGCAAGGCAGAACTCACTAGCTCAAGTTTTGAAGAAATCCAACAGAAACTTTCTGTTCTTTTTGCAGGTCAGGCATCTGTTGCTGCTGGTACTTATGCAGGCGAAATAGCCAAGCTTCAAGTTGCAGTCAATAATGCTAAAGAAACTATTGGCAAAGGATTTGTTGATGCCCTTAAAATTGCCTCAGGCTCTAGCACCATTGATCCTGTTGTTGCAGGTATTGGCAAGATAGCAAATGCTTTTGCCTATCTAACTCGTGAGACTGGCAAGTTTATTGCCATCACTAAAGATGTATTCAAAAACCCTAGTCTATTTGCTCCAAGCGGTGGGTTATTCAATAATGGTAAAGGGTTCGGCAATATCTCTATGTCAGTATCTTCACAGGATACTCAGAAAGCCGATGCAATAGCAGCGTCTAAAGCAGCAACTGCACAAACAAAAGCAACTCAAGCTTTAACTAAAACCACTAAAGAAAACCTTAAGTTAGCCAAAGCCAAAGCAATTTTTGACCTTCAGAAGATTCAGATTGAGGCAGCTCTCAAAGGCAAGATTTCAGAAGAAGATAAGATTCGCTTGCTTCTTCTTAAAGCAATCGCTAATGAGAACATGGATGATATTGAGAAATATACAAAGATGCTCAATGATGTTCAGGGTAAAGTTACAGAGCTTCAAACTACATTGGCTGATGTTTATACAATGGATGCAGGCAATCCTTTCGTTTCATGGGAGATTGGCTTAGATGGAGTGCAACGCGCTCTTATTGAAATCAATGGTCAATCTATTGAATTGACTAATACCCTTGCTCAGAACTCTTTGGCTATGGGCTTGATGGGTGGAGCATCCTTTGCTCAATCTTTATCAGGTGCGCGTTATGCAGCTCAAGCAGCAGCAGCCGCTGGAATCACTGGCACATTAGGTGATTTACCACCAGTTACTACAGGCGGCACAACAGGCGGTTCTACCACTAATGTTCAAGTCAATGTTGCAGGTACTGTCACTGCTCAGGCAGATTTAGAAAAAGCCATCCAAGATGCAATCAATATATCTAATTCTTCAGGAACTGCTAACTACCTAGCTCCTAAGACTTGGAGAGCAGAAGTCTAATGGCATTGCCAGCAACCATCGGAGTAACCATTAACTTTAGCGATGGTCCAACTTACGGCTATCCATTTACTATTGGATCATCGTTCTATGGCATCCTCGGAGTTAATGAACTAGCTGGTGGCTCTACTTCATCTCTAATTCAAGACTTCTCAGACCAGACTACTCAGATAGCAATTCGCAGAGGTCGTGACCTTTTCACTGATACCTACAATGCAGGTCAGGCTACAGTCAAGATTCTTGACCCTAATGGTGATTTCAACCCACAGAACACAGCATCTCCTCTGTATGGCTATGTCAAGCCTTTGCGCAAGATTCAGATTACTGCCACATACTCAGGCACTACTTACTATCTTTTTAGCGGTTATACCTCTGAGTATCGCTACACATACCCAACAGGACAAGAAATCGGATATGTCACTGTTGCATCTTTTGATGCATTTAAGATATTTAACTTAGCCCAGATTGGCACTGTGGCCGATTCAGGCTCTGGTCAAGACACTGGCACTAGAATCAATCGCATTCTCACTCAGATTGAATGGCCTAACTCCATGCGTACTATTGCAACGGGTGACACAATCTGTCAGGCAGACCCTGGCTCAGCTCGTACTGCACTGCAAGCCTTGCGCGTTGCAGAGTTCAGCGAACTAGGCGCTTTCTATGTTGATGTTGCAGGCAATGTCGTATTCAAGTCTCGCTCTGAGACTATTGAGTCTTTAGACGATACTCCTACAGTATTTAACCAAACTGGTGGCATTCCTTATGCCAACCTTAAGTTCTCATTCGATGACAAGCTTATTATTAACTCAGCCAATATCACTCGCATAGGTGGCACTACTCAGACCTATACCAATACTGCCAGCGTAGATACTTACTTCCTGCACTCCGTGGCTTCTAATAACCTTCTTATGCTTACCGATGCAGATGCTATGGATCTTGCTACTGCCTATGTTAATAGTCGCAAGGACACCACTATTCGTATCGACTCCATGACCCTAGATTTATGTACCCCAAATTACTCAGCAGGGGTAACTGCTGGGCTAAGTCTTGACTATTTCGATAATGTCACTATCTCAAATATCCAGCCAAATGGCGATACAATTACCAAGACCTTGCAGGTTCAGGGTGTCAGTCATGACATCACTCCTAATACTTGGTTCAGTACTTTCACCACGATGGAGCCAATTACCGATGGCTTCCTCATTGGGAACTCAGAATACGGTATATTAGGCATCTCAGCCTTAGCATGGTAAAGGAGCAATAAATGGCAACAGGCTTTCCAGCAGTAACGGGAGATGTCCTATCAGCAGCTATGTTCAATGGCTTGGTGGCATACACTCTCAACACTCAAACTGGTACAACCTACACACTCGCATCTACGGATCAATATCAGGTCTTAGTAGTAACTAGCAATGCAGGAACAAAGACAGTGAGTATCCCAACAGATGCCACTTATGCATTCCCTACAGGAACTGCAATTACAATCGTTAATACAGGAGCAGGGTTGCTTACAATCAATGCTGTGACCCCAGGCACAACTACTGTTTATAGCACTGGAGCAACATCTACAGCTCCAACAGTCCAACAATACAAAGCAGCAGTTGCAATTAAGACTGCAACTAATGGCTGGGTTGTAACAGGCGGTATTGCATAAAATGTTAAATGTTGCCGCTGCTTTTTTTGTACCCCCTTACGCTCCTAACCCAACTCCTACTATGGAATATCTCGTAGTAGCAGGTGGTGCAGGTGGTGGTGCTGACTGCGGTGGTGGCGGTGGAGCCGGTGGATTCCGCACTGCAACTGGTCTTGCAACTTCAGGAGCATTCACTGTAACAGTGGGTGCTGGCGGTGCTGGTGGTCCTATTTCAGGTAATGCAGGAACTAGCGGAAACAACTCAGTATTTCATACAATCACTTCAACAGGTGGCGGTGGTGGTTCTGGTCGCAATAATAACAACGGTGCAACTGGTGGGTCAGGCGGTGGTGCTTCAGGATTAAACGCCAATACAGGTAAAGCTGGAACAGCTGGACAAGGTAATGCAGGTGGTAATTCAACTACTTCAGGTTCAGCTGGTGGCGGTGGTGCTTCAGCAGTCGGTGCAAATAATGCTTCATCAAGCAATGGTGGTGCAGGCGGTAACGGCACTGCATCTTCAATAAGTGGTTCATCACTAAGTTATGGTGGTGGTGGCGGTGGTGGAGATTCTGGTAACTCTGTCAGCGGTGGTGGTGCAGGTGGTACTGGTGGCGGTGGTGCAGGTGGTAATAATACTAACGGATCACGCGGTAATCCCGGAACAGTAAATACTGGTGGTGGCGGTGGCGGTGGTGGCCGTGAATTGGGCCCAGGTTCAGGTGGAGCTGGTGGTTCAGGAATTGTCATTGTCCGATACACAAACACATACGATGATATTCAAGTAAGCGTAGGATTAACTTATACATCAGTAAATGCTGGTGGATATAAGGTTTATACATTCACAGCAGGAACAGGAACGGTGACAGTCTAATGGCGCACTATGCATTCCTTGATGAGAATAACATTGTGACTGAAGTAATCACAGGCATTGATGAAACAGAGCTAATTGCAGGTGTAGAGCCTGAGGTATGGTATGGCCAGTTTAGGAACCAAAAGTGCGTTCGTACTTCTTACAATGGCAATATCCGCAAGAACTATGCTGGTATTGGTTACACCTATGATGAAGTGCGCGATGCTTTTATTGCTCCAGAACCAGAGAATGCAACAGGCTTCGATGAAGAAACCTGCACATGGATAGTGCCAAGAGCCGATGAAGCCCAGACTATCTAAAGCTGCTATCCAATTAAGAGAGCAACTAGATGATTCCTTCCCAGATCGTGACAGGGCATCGGATGGTTGGGTCGGTGATACCCGACACGCTGCTCGTAAGTCTGATCATAATCCAGATGAGCAGGGCTGGGTTCGTGCCATTGACATTGATGCAGAGTTATTCGGTGCAGGAGTCAAACCGTATATCATGCCAGACCTTGCAGATCAGCTTCGAATCAGTTGCAAGTCTAAGAGCGAAAAGCGCATCTCGTACATTATTTTTAACGGCAGGATTGCGTCTCCCATCCTTAACTGGAAGTGGCGTAAATACACAGGGGCTAACAAACACACTCACCACATGCATGTCAGTTTTAAGAAAGAAGCTGACCTTCTGGGTGAGTTTTTTCAGATACCTATGCTAGGAGCAAACTAATGAATATGAAGAACCCTTATGTCCTCACTGCTGGAGCATTCCTATCAGCTTGGGCTGCATCTAATTTTGCATTGGACTATCGCGCAGTTCTCTGGGCTGTGCTAGCTGGTGTCTTTGGATATGCGACACCTAAAAAGTGACACAATCTGACTTCTTCACGCTCTACCTAGCAACGCTGGCAATAGTCGGTGGCTTGTCTGGGTATGTCATTACTCACTTGTTGTCTGAGATTAAAAGACTCAACACGCGAGTCGATGAAATCTATAACATCTTATTAGACAGGTAACATTCTGCTATGGCAAGAAAAGCAACTAAGGCATTAGAGGAACAAGGCTA